GCTACCATATCCAGAGCCTTCTGACCTAACAGCAGGACAACCTTAGTGTCCGGCTTGTAACTGACCTCGCCGTTCTTTAGCGCGTCAGCTAGAAATACATCTACACTCTGCCGAGCCAGCGGCGAGAGCGCATTGAAAAACATCTGGCCACCGTAGCCGCTAAGCAGTTGCGCACGGTCGAAGCGAGATGGCTTCCCTAAAACAACGGTCAACCCTTTGTATGGTAGGGTTGACATCTTGTATCTGACAGTTTCTACAGACATTTTAAATAGTGAAACGCAGGGCGATCAACTAGGGGGAAGAGGTGAAAGCTAAACCTCGAAACCTCGGCGCATCTTAATAGCAGCTCTGTACCCTACGTTTCGGAAATTATTGAGTTGCTGCCGCACCACCAGCAGTAAAACGGGCGCGAGTGTATCGCAGGGGTCTTTAACTCCGTCAACTCAAATAAATGTTATAGCCTTGGCGATCAATGCAGGGATATCAAACCTGTCTGCATCTTAATAGCAGTATGTACCAAGACTATAACGTGACCTACCCTTAACCTATCGTATGATCGGCGTTCTTACGCAGAACACGTTTCAAGCGATAATTGTTGTTCATCACAGCGTTACCGTTGTCGTCGAGAACCGGGCTACCGTCGTCGCTAGTCTGAGCGCTCTGCTCAGTCTCGATGGTTACGTCAGCGGCCAAGCCGGTGTACTGATCTACGTCAGGGTTGTCCGTGTCTACGGAAGCGGAGAGATCGAATGCGCGGTGAAACGATTTGATCTTCTTCAACGTGATCTCCATAGCACGCTCGCTGAATGACCAGTAGTCACGGAACTGTAGCCCAGCGATACGGACTGTGTTACCTTCGAGGTCTTCTGTAGCTTCTGGAGCTACGACCTCCCATTGTATCACGATCATAGGCGCACCGGCCTTGCTCGTGGTGAACTCAGCCTCGATGATACGAGCTGTGTATGTGTCCTTCTTCAGATAAGGTCTTACGTTATCTGCGATGTCATCTAAGTTGATGATTGCCATTATGTTTTACTATTTATTATTAGAGGGAGCGTCTTCGTTTATATGTTCCCCGTCAACCGCGCTCCTGCTGTCTTCTGGAGAAAATGCTTGAGCTATACCGTAGGTTAGCTTGTCTACCGTGATCGTCTGAAGCAAAGTCATAGCATCGCTATACTCTATCTTCAACTCGCTTGCGATTTCCTTAACCAGATCGTGAGCAGCTTTCGCTACCGTGATGGTTATTTCCTTGTAGTGTTTTTCTTCGTTAATCATCGTTCGATGTATTCAATAAGTTTATCTATCGTGTCTATGTTAGCAGAAGCTAAGACGTTCTTGAGCTGGCGTAGCTTGCGCAGTTGGCCAGCGTCATACTCTTTTGTAGGCACACCGTACAAGTCCTCAATGTCCTCTAGGATTGTGTTGAGGTCTAGCGGCGATGGCCAATCAGGCGCTGCGGGGAACTCGTCCATCGCAGTCTGAACCTGTTGCCTAGCGTTACCGAGATCGGTAACTGCATCGTCTAGCCGCTGAAACAAGTCGGATACGTTACGCTGTGTTATCATGCGCTGTAGTATTTCTTGGCTGCGTCGATGACAGCGGCGATGTCGTTGTCAATGTACGGCTCGTCGAACATACCCATCGGAGTCTTAGCGGAGGTGATGCCGTCGCTGTTCGTCTGGAAGACGTAGCTTACCTTACCATCCTTGTCGCGTTTGACCTCGGTGAACAGTACCATAAGGAACTCCTTCTCAATGCAGCCCTCGTGTTGCTTACCCTGCACCTTGACGCGGCGTACGTTATACGTGTCACCGCTAGGCTGTGCTATCTGCACAATCTCGTCGATGCCGGTGAACACTACGACAGCACGGTCGTTCTTAACCTTGTCGAGTGTAGCCCGAATCATACGGTTATAGTATGACCACACATCGTAGCCCTTGAAGCTAGCCTGTGCCAACGCTATGAGCGTCTCGGTGTATTTGGTGAATGACTCAATGACAATCACCTCACACTTCTCATCGCCCAGCGCAGCGTCTAGCGCTTTGTCGAACTCCTTGATGTTGGAGCATGGTGTAACCTTGAACTTGCTTGCGTTAGGAAACGGTAAGCCTTTGCGCTCAAGGTCTATGATATGCGTGGCCTCGGGAGATAGATTGCGCAGGGATGTTGACTTACCCGTGCCGCTGCTACCCACGACTCCTATGATAGGACTACTCATCGTAGCGCCTCCTTCAGTAGATCTGGCACTAAGCCGTTGAGTCGTTTACCCTCGCGCTTGGCGAGCTTCTTCAAGCGTGCGTGTAGCCGCTCCGGTATCATAACTGCACGGTAGCCTTTTACCCTAGCGTCAGTTTTTCTTTTTGTTGTTGTCATTTTTCTTTGGTTTGTTGACCTTCTTGAGGTCAGAGATTTCCTTCTCCAGTTTTGCTATCTGCTTACGGTAGTCATCACAATCCAGCAGCAGTGTGGTTATCTTCATGCGCAGCGCTACAGAGTAGTGCCATGCGTCTATCAACTCCTCGTCGATGGCGTTGAGTATCTGCAAGGGTGACATACGGTACAGCCCCTTGTCTCCGTTAGGGTTATGCTCAGCAATGCCCTTGTTAAATTTAGCTACAGCTTCTATCGAATAGCGGTGCTGCGCCAAGTCTCGTATCTCTTCGTCAGTTATCATGCTTGAAAAAGTAATGGGTCGTAGGTGTTTGTGGTTGTGAACAAAGAATCTATAATAGTCTCGCGGTCTTCCTTGCGTGGCGTAGTACAAACTGGAGAGAACTTACACTTACCGAACTTAGTCTCGCAGCAAGTGAAGTTAGGAAAGAACATATCGTCTGGGTCTTTCCCATCTTTTATGACGGCGCGTAGGTTAGCTGTGTACTGGCTGATCGTCTGGCGTAGGTGCTGCTCAAACTCTCCGAGTACGTGATCGCTGAACGTGATGAACGGCGAGCGTTGGAACTTGTTGCGTCCGCTACGGTTGAGAAAGATACCGTTGATAACAACGTTACGCTTCTCGTCAGGGAACAGCCGCTTCCATATCATACTGTAGAACATCATCTGCGGAGAGTTTTGGTAGCTATCTAGGTACTTCTCCACTTGATTAAGTGAGGTTGTCTTGTGATCTATGAGCGCAGGTAATCCGTTGTACGTGCCGATCATGTCTACTGTACCGCAAAGCACAACGTCAAGTAGCTCACCATCGGTGATGTACGGCACGGCGAAGCGCTGCTCCAGTAGCGGCCCGTCTGGGCCAACGTCTGCCTTGAGGCCATCGAACTGCTCGTAGGCCATGAAGTATTGTTGGAGCGTAGCAACAAGATGTCCCATGTTACGGAAGTCATTGTCCGGTACGTGGATGTCATCCTGTTCAAAGTGTTCTATCGCAATGGCTGTCGCAGCCTTCTCATTGCCTGTAGTGTAGAACTCTTGAAGCGCTTTGTGAAAGGCTGTGCCATACTCCATCTTGTGCGACTTGGCTTCATACGTGAGGCCACGAGCGCCCATGTACCACAAGCGCCGAGGACAAGCCGTCTGGCTGTAGAGCGAAGCATCTATCTTAACTATGTAGCGACCGTCGCTAGTCTTCTTTAGTGTTAAAGGTTGTGTCATCGTAGGTTAGAGGGCAGGTTGTCAGATGCGTTGTCGAGGTCTATGCCATTCAGCTTAGCTAGCTCCTGCATCTGTTCTTCTAGTGTTTGTTTTTTCTTTTTGCTCATCGCTGAGCTTTTCTTACGTTTAGGTTTTGCAACTGACACGTTAGGGTCAGGCTGCGTTACAGCTAGGTAAGGCTTGAAATGCTCACGTAGCTCGTCGTCACTCATCTCTTCCAGCTCTGCGATGTCGCAGTTCAGTAGTTCTTCTATCGTCATTCTTTAATGTAGTTGTACCAAAAAGCTATGATGACTACCGTCCAGAACAGACAACCGAAAGTTGATGCGCTCATCGTATGATGCGGAAGCTATTGTCCTTGAATAACATCTCCGCATCGGGAGCCATCGTAGCCAGCGTGTCACGTAGCCAGCGCTCGTCGTCATCTGTTAGCGGCTCTTCTATGTTACCACTCTCAAACATCTTACCTTCCGTGGCAGACTCTAACCAGCGCACTACGTTATGTCGCCAGAGTGAGCTGTCGGTTGTGTGAAACTCTAGCGCTTTGCCTTCGTAGTTTTTACGGCGCATCTTACGCATACCACGCTTGAAGTACACTAGAACACCGGGATTCTCGTCGTCTTGTATGATACGTGAGGAAATTTGAGAGCGCAGTAAGATGTAGTCCTCTGGCTCGTCGGTGTTTTCTTCGTACCAAAGTAGCGCATCGTTTATCTTAACGAGTAGCGTACGGGGTGTGTAGCCTGTGCCAAGTGACGGTACGAATACGTCTTTAGGTTCAGCTAGGAGCTTGTCTATGATAGGTTTGACAGACTCTGCGCTAGTCTCTGTGTAGGTTGAGCGCTTCACTTTGATCGGAGAGCTTGCCTTACGATCAGGTTTCTTGAGCTTGCCTACTACAATATCTATAGTGTCGTTGTCCATTTTAGTAAAGTAGGGGAGGAGCGAGTTGCACAAGATGCACGAGTTGCACACTGCACAAGACGCTCGCTCCCCTCGCTAGGTTAGTTGCCAGCCATCAGCTCTTTCATCTGACGGAGCAAGTCAGTACCCTTATCGGTATCACCGGCAGCAAACGCAGCTTGCGCCTGTTTGAACAATGCGTTAGGAGTTAAATCCCTAGCATCCGGTTTCCATTTATCAGCGTCCTCCTGAGAGAATAGCACACCGTCTGGGTGCTTCTCTTGGTGGCGTGATTGTGCGGTCAGCAGGTCATCTCCGCTAAGCCCTTTCGGTAGCGAGTTCTTGACCTTCGCTCGTATACGACTAGCTACTTGCTGGTTGAGCAACGCTAGAACGTTTGCTTCTCCGATAGAATCTACAGCTTCTGCTGCGCTATCGAACTCCTTCACGGTGAATCGGAAGCCTTTCCAATCGCCGTCCTTGTACTCTTGTACTTTATACTGTGCCATTATCTTATGTGGTTATTTCTACGCTAGTGCTTTACATCTGATGCACTTACACCATATATAAAGCAAGATTCATGCCAAATCTTCTATCTTCTAAAACTTTTTTTCTATCTTCTAAACTGTGCCGGTAATTCTTTTAGAACGTCGTATCGTAGGATCGCTTGTTCTAGCTCACGGTAGTTACCTTCTAAGGTCGCATTGCTAGCGTAGTCTAGGAAGGTATCGTAGTCGGAGTCTTCAATACTTTTATCTAGGTTCTCGCCTACGTAGTGAACAGCATCGTAAGGCCGCTCACGTAGGGGAGTTAGGTGTAGGTTGAATGTGGAGAGTCGGTAGTATAGGTCTTTACGAAAGCGACCGGAGGCGATCAGGTCTTGTAGCGGAGCGCAGGTTGCTGCGATAACTCGGCAGTTGGCTGTGCGCTCTTCGTTGTCACCGACTCTACGGTACGTGCCGAACTGGATGAAGCGTAGCACCTTGGCCTGTAGGTCGTAGGGCATATCGCCTATCTCATCGAGGAACAGCGTACCGTTGGCGGCGTGTTCTACGAGGCCGGTCTTGTCTCGAAAAGCGCCGGTGAAGCTACCCTTGAGGTGGCCGAACAGCTCGCTCTCAAAGAGCGTATCGGTTACGGCTGTCGTGTTCACGGTAGAGAACTCACCGCTACGTGTACCATGAAGTATACGAGCGATGAGTTCCTTACCTGTGCCTGTCTCACCTGTGATGAGTACGGGTTCGCTGCGCGGCGCTAGCTTGACGGCAGCTTCTACCGTGCGCTTTGTTGCAGCGTCAACTGTGCTGTAGTCTTGGACAGCTTGCGCAAACGCTAGGTATCTTTCTTTCTCAGTCATGGTATAGATGATCTGTGAAACCACGGTAGCGGCTGTAGTCTGTGGGCGTAAACGTTTCGAGAGCCTTACGCTCACGGTAGTGGCGACCTAGCATAGCGTCCCAGCCTTCCTTGAGTAGCCGAAGCATCTCAGACTTGTCGCTGGTGAACACTACGTCACGCTTGTCGTATGTCGTATCGCCGGGGCTAAGCATAGCTATCTCCGTGTCGTCGTCGATGTCACCTATCTTATGTGCGCCGCTTGGTGTGCGGAAGTTAACCCTTACTACACTCATCTCCAGTAAGTAGGTTTATGCTTATGAGTTCATCGTCAGCTACCCGACGACCAGCGCTAGTGGTGCGTAGGTACTGCTCGCCTTTGCGTTGGCTGAAACCTACGGTGGGATGGCCTAGCTCAGACAGTAGCCCGTTGAGGCGCTCGCGTGTCGTAGGTGTTCCCCAACCTGCTAGCGTCAGCAGTACACCGTCAGGAGCGTCGTTCTGCTTGAGCGCTATGATGTTGTTGTGCAGATAGAGAACTGTACGGTTCTCCTCTACGGCTACTCGTGTATTGTCCAAGTGCCAGTCCACGTTCGCTATGAACGCCTCGCTTGCTAGTCTAGTTATCTTTCTCATTGTAGTATGTAGTTTGAGTTTCGGTTGTAGGGTGATTTCAGCTCGTCTTGAAAGAACGGAGCTATCGTAGTGTGTTTTATAACCCAAGCATACAGCGCTGGGTTATCGTCGAACAGTTCATTTAGCGGCCCTGAGAAGTGTACTCTAGTAGGGTTGTCTTTGCTACCGCTCCATATCTTCACTCGGAACTGGTTGTTGTAGCGCTGCGAAACGTTCATAGACTTTCGCTTCTCGTGTCCAGATATGCCGTAGCGGCAGCGTGATATTTGCGAACGCACAGGGCCATCGCTCCATATCTCCTTACCTAGTGCAGCTTGCAGCGCCATGCTACGGCTAAGTTGTTTCGTTAGGTCTATGCGCATAGTCTCTTTGTCAACTATCGCATCCGCTTTTATTGCTATCTCATCTGCTGTCATTTTTCTATCATCCCACATGGCTCAAGCGTCGTTGTCGCTTTTCCCGTAGCTCCTGCACCTCTCGCCCAAACTCTGGCAACTCTACGAGTATCTTGTTTATATCGTAGTGCATAGCCAAGTGCATAACATGAGCTACCAACGTTAGGAGTGGCTCGTATAGTTTCTGTGCTACCTCTGGATCTTTTTCTTCACAGTAAGCGTAGAGGTATAGTTCAATATCTTTTGGCGTGTACTCCTTGTCGGGGTTTAGTTTGTAGTCTAGTTTTATTTTCATTTCCTACGTTTCTTTGGTTTTGTACGGTTAGTTGCCCGTGTTTTGTTAGTGTTGGCTGGTTTAGCCCACTTATCTTTATTAAGCATACCTGTTTTGTTTATTAACCTGTTAAGGTATGCTTCTGCTTTTGTTGGGTTAGTGTGGTTCATATCTTCTGTAGTGGTACTATGCTAACGAGGTTAGCGATGTTGTCTATGCTATCGAGTATCGCAGCGTACTGTCGTGCGCTAACACCGGTCATCACATCGGAGTCGTGTCCGTGTGTTACGATGTCCTCGTAGTTTTCGCCGTGAACGTCGAACGTATACCAGTTGTCGTTGTTATCGTAGATGGCGACCTCCGCGAATGTCTGCTCATAGCCGTCACCGTGTATAGCGGAGACGGTGATGCTCAAGTCTACCTTCGGCTCGCTATACTCTGGCTTCGGCGTTTGCGTGTAGTCGAAGCGTATCTTGAAGATGTACGGTGATGCTGCGAAGCTCATAGCTGGCCCTCCCGTAGTGCAAGGTCTACGTTCTCGTTGAACCATGACGGCTCCTGCGCTGTGGGTGTAGCCCATCGGGCGAAGCGACGCTTGGCTGTGCGATAGTAGCGACGGTATCCTGCGATGGGATCGCCGGGAACGTAGCATCTGTCTTGGTAGTCTCCGAAGCATTGCGGATGCTCGGTTAGTCCCTTGTCTGGGAACGACAGCATACGTTTCATAGCCTTGCACCATTTGATAGGTACTTCGCTGGCGTGCTGTATCATATCGCTACCGTAGCGCTTGGTGTACTCAGCGCAGAGCGCAAGGCCGTGAGTTACAAGCCAATCAAAGTTGGCTTCCGATTGCCTAGCCCATTGCGTACACGGATGGTTGTAGTGTACGCGCTTGTACGGCGCTAGGTCTAGTGGGTCGAACGCAGAGCATAGCATCTGTGCAGTTTCTAGCGGCATCTTCACGATGTGCTTATCACATAGCTGCTGAGCTGCTACCGTAGGGTCGTGATCTACTGTGAATATGTTCATATGTTGTTGTCTTTTTGTATACGCTAGGCGTAGTGGTTATGTTCCTAGTGGAACGTGAGAACATAGTATAACACAAGGTTCCTACCATGTCAAGTTTTATTTTCTAACGTCGAAACCTTTTCTTCTAAGGTAGGCGCTTCGGTAGTCCATGAGGGTGAAGTCTACGATACCACGCTTTTCCATAAATGCTACGTACTTCCGTGCGAAATCTGCAAAGCAGATCATAGCGTCGGGGTCGCCGTCCATAGCGTAGTCGCTCTCGTATTCGGGGAGGTGGCAGACGTACGGTTCACCGTCAAGTGTACCGTAGTCGCCATGCCCCGCTGTCACGCCGAGATACCACTCTAGCGGACGGCCTCCGTTAATACGTTTATATGGGTTCATAGCCTCGCTTTAACCAGAACCTACGATAGGCATTGTCAAACCTTAGCTTCTCGTTGGGACTGAATAGTTTGTACGCGGGGGCATCTCCTAGCGTAATGTCTGTGAGATGAAATGCGCCTCCGTCATGGTTTCTTAGGTGTACGGGACACGGCTCACGTACGATACCGTAGTCACCTTTGCCAGCCGTCATTCTTACGTAGGCTTTCTCACGGTTTAGCTTGCTTAAATCTGCTACGTTAAAGTTTGAGCGTACGTTGTTAGGGTGAGTTTTCATAGACTCACACGCTTTTTGTATCCAGTTCATACGCTCATGTATTTTGCGGGTTTAAGTGGCTCGTCCAGTACGCTAGGCTCTAGGTCACTAACGTACTGCGCAATATACATACTCCAATGCTTCGGTTCTCGCTCATCGTGTATGTACTGTAGCTTACGTAGCACACGTAGCTGCGCGTTGCTCAACGCTATCCGATGCGTTATCTGTATTGCCATTGTTACTTCGCAACGTAATACGCTACCGCCCTCCAACTCTTCGCTGTAGAGGTCATCATCTATGAGACAGCCTACCGCACAAGACTTCGTGCCAAACCTGTAGCGGCAGTTACCGTGTTCGTTTGCGCAGCGCTCGCCCTGCGCTACAAGATGGTTGCGAACGTAGTTAATGAGATCGCGTGTCGTTTTCATTGCAGTAGCCCTTCGTCCAGACCGTAGTCAACTTCGCTGTCCGTGTCAGCATCTACGTTACCGAGGTCATCGTCTACGTTCGGTGCGAACAGCGATGCCCATTGTTCCTTAGCGGAGACGGCTTTGTTAATGCACTTGACTTTGTTTTCTACGACAGCAGCGACTCGCTCCTCGATGGTGTTCCTGTACCACAGGACTTCTTGGAGCGTATTGCTACGTGAGGTTATGCGATGGCTGCGGCCTAGACATTGGATGAGGTCTATCGCAGACCACGTGGGTGGCAGTATGATATGGCGAGGTCGAGCCTCGTCCTGCTCGTGGTGTAGACTAATGCCTACGCCACCGGCCTGCATCGTCAGTAGCATAACGTCTCGCTTACCAGCTTGGAACTCGTCTACGTGACGTTGGCGCTGCTCTGCTGTCTGGCCTCCGGTAACAAAACCGATACGCTCGGAGTCGTAACCGTAGCGTTTAGTGAGAGCTTGCCATGCACCGCGCAGCATATTCTTGAAGTTGCTGGCTATGATAACCTGCGAGCCTTCTTGTATGGCGTTGTGTGCGCGACCGGCTACGATGGGCGAGCGTATCTCCTCAGCTTTCTGGCGAAACTTCTGCATCGCTACTAGCCGAGCTGCTAGAATACCGTGACCCGTCTGGCCTCGCAGCTTGAACAGCTCTTCTAGGTACTCGTTGTATGCGTTCTCGTACGCTTGGCGTTCCTCGGAGCGCTGGAAGTTTATGAGTACGCACTCTGTATGCGCCTTGTGTTTGAAGCGTATGCCTTTGACGTTTACCGTATACGGTTGCATAACGCCTTTGACTTTCTCCATTGCCTTGGGGCTGTACGCTGAGGTGTTACCGTAGGTTGCGAGGGAGCGCATAACCGAGGGCGCTGTCCCTTGCGATAGCGGCAGGACGTTGTACTCGGAGCGCATACCTACGCCAACCATCACCGTACGTGCCTCGCATACTCGCTGGTAGGGTGTGGCGCTGATAAACAGACGCTTGACGCTATCCGGTAGACCCCGTGCGATAGCCGTGCGCGTAGACTCCTCGTTCTTGAGCGCTTGGCATTCGTCGAAGACTACAAGACGAGGCAACATACACTCGCGCCAGTCGTACACTATCTGCTCCTGACCGTATGTTACTTCGGTGCGCGTCTGGTAGAACATAGCGCCGCCCGTCTTAGGAGAAGTGAGCGCGGAGTAGCTGAGCGTCATAACGTACTGAGCAATGCCGTAGCTTTTCAGCACACGCTGCGTTTGGATCATCGTAGCAGCGGGGCCAATCCATAAGATAGGAAAGGGCGTGTCCGGTGCTTCGCGTTCCAGTAGCGTAGGGATCACTTGCTTGAGAGCTTGCGCCGTAATGTAGGTCTTGCCTACGCCAGTTCCAGCTTGTAACAGAGCGCCTCGCTCTTTCAGTAGCTTATCTGCTAGTTCAAGGGCTGCTGTCTTCTGAAAGGGGATGTCTTTCGTTGTTGCGGTCATGCTAAGCCTATGAGTTTGCGTATGTCATCAACGTTCATAGTGTCAAACATCTGCTGGGTTAGTTTCTCGTCTATGCCAAGGGCTTTCATGCGATCTCGTAGCTCGTCTATTGCAGCTTGGGCCGCAGCTTCTCGCTTGGCAATTGCAGCTTCTCGCTGAGCGCGTCGCTCCCGTGCTAGGTTGCCAACGATCTTGTACTCCTCGCGCCGCCATAGCCGATAGAGCTGCTTGCCGCTATCGCTGATGCCTACAGCAGGGACTTGGCCTATGCGAACGCCGCTCCATCCTACAACGTCAGGGTCGTTCTCGCATACCATACTGTCGCTACCGTAGTCGCTGTTGTCTATCGCAGCTTTGACCTCCTCGTCTACGATAACCCATGAGCGGCCACCGATAACAAGGTCTGCGAATAGCTTCTCGTCTAGCGTAATCATGACTTCCCTCCTAATAGCACAAAGAGCGCTGCTACTGTAGCAAACAGCAATAGCATACTCCCAAACACCAATGCCGCCTCACGGCGACGCTCTGCTAGAACTCGCTCTAGCCCATCGTATCTTCTATGTTTGTTGTCTTTCATATCTAGCGTAGCTGCCAGAGCTATTGTCTGCTCCAACAACCGCTAACACACTACCACAACCGCCCTGCGATGTCAAGCTTTTTTCTTCTAGCGGATGGGGTGTTATCTTCTAGGTTACGGCGCTGAGCGAGCGTAGCGAGCGCTGTAGAAGCAGCGTTGCCAGTTATGTTGCGTAACACAATTTGGCAACGTGAGTACCTACGTGGGGGAATGGGTGTATGGTGTATTCTTTTATACAATATGTAGATATATATACAATTATATATATATTAACATATAGAACCACATACCCTACAACGCACCCCTAGCGAGGTGTGTATCACGCCATTGCCAAAATATGTTGCATAACGCAACTGGCAACATATCTTCTACGCCGCCCTACGTTAACTACTAGGAACGGCTGTCGCTGCCGCGTCTGTTAACTACTGGGAACTTCTACGCCGTCGAGCCGCAGAAGATAGTGACAAAAAACTTTAGAAGATGTAATGAAACTTTTTTAAAATAAGGGGTTGACTCTACGCTAGACCGTGATACGATGGGGGCTGTCCTGAATCGGGACGATACTAAAATGAGTAACGATATTAAGAAACTGACGGACGAGATCAAAAGCAATCTCGTGTTAATCACCAACAGCAACGGCTTGCAGATATATGGTATCGCGAAAGCGGATATTGAACTGCTGTCTGACCTAGCAGATGAGCGCGGAGCGCATGACAAATACCAAGACGAGGTTGCAAACCGTTTCAATACGAAGTTCAAGACGGCGCAAACAGTACAAGCCAAGGGCGAGTCTAAGCGTAGAGACACGCTAGACCTTGACGAGAAGCGGGCCGCCGCCGAAAACCTAGTGGACACCATGTTCACCGCAAAAGAGAGCGATGCGACCAAGCAAAAGAAAGCCATGACCAGTAGCTTCGAGATCATCGCGGCGATGGACAAGGCCAAGGCGAAGGGCGATAAGAAACGCGAAAGTGAATTGCAGGAGCAACTCAACGAGGTCATGCGTCAGGAGATGAAACGACAAGCTACGAAGTAATCACTACGCTAGGGGGCGGGCTAACACCTGCCCCCTTTCTTAGCGTATACTATTGATACTGAGTCTCATTTGCAAAGCGCCTCTGGAAGTGTGGGCTACGCCCAGAATGAGTTACTGTACAGAACTATAACCTGCTCTGAAAAAATGACTTCTGAAACTTTTTGGTTAGAAGATGCGCTACGTGCTACGCTACAGCGGGAGGGTAGAAGATGAGCGCCGTGGCACGGGAATTGCTATTTGGCGGGGGTATGGACAACAACTTCTCGACCGATACTATCACGCTCTGCGAAAACACTCCGTTGCTTCGTTACTGGGCGGCACAGCAAAATTCTTCTTCCAACAGTTTCCTAGGGGGGAAACAGGAATAATAATGTATGGCAACGCCAGCTTTTACGGGAGTTGACTACCTCTCTGCGCTTTCTGAATTTCCCGGTGGGCCTCAAGGTCTTATAGACGCAGCTGTCGAGCGCTTTGGCGATCAAGGTCTAACAGCAACTCCACGAGGCGACGACTTCTCGTTGTACGTGCCGGGTGAGTTCATGTCGTCTGGTAGGCCGATGAACTATGCTTCAACGCTTGCCAATCCGACAGTAGGAGGTGGTTACTACGACTACTTGTACAGTACGCCAGCGTTTAAGGACATTTACACAAACATACTGTCGCCAACGCTGACAGGACTTCAAGCACCCCAACAAACACTTGAACAAACAGGTTACGCTAGCAGACCCAACTACGGCGCAACCCGACCCGTAGCTAAAGCAGGGCCAGCAGTTGACCCCATCATAGGTGAAACGCAACAGCCACTTCCAGCTACAGTTCCGTTGGAGCCATCGCCGCGCATTGCAGAAGCAGCCCAGCCAAGCATACCTACTGAACGCCAAACTTTAGAAAGCGCTTTAACAGCTACGCCAACAACCCCAACACAGCCAGCAACGCCGTTGCCTGTTGTAGATCGCGTAGCTGAGCCAACGCCGCCACAAGCTCAGCCAACTCCAATAGATACACGCACTCAAGGTGAAAAAGACTTAGACGAGTATTTTGACCTTGTTAACCGCGTAAAGTACGGTGGAGAAGAAGTTTTAAAACGTTCGCTAACACGCGATCCAGCAGCGACCACAGCAATCACACGTGAGGTAGCAGCAGAAAGACCGCCAACGCAGGGCTTAGTGCTTGATATGCCTCTAACGTCCCGCTACCCAGACTCTACAGGGCAGCAATATCTGAGAGGCGGCTTAGATGCTTTTGCTTACAGCGGCCCTCAAGGCTACGCTGATGTTAGGCAACGCCTTTTAGGAGAACCTGCTGACGTATTCACGGGGCCAGAGGTAGATTGGCAACGGCTAGCGCAGCCAGCTCCGTCAGACATTTACCTTGGGACAGAATTTCCAGACATCTCAGTAGATGACATCCTCGCTAACATCCCCAAAGTTGACCCGAAGCTAGCGCCACCACCGCCACCTACACCAAAAGCTTTTGCAGATACAACAGCAGAGCTTGTTGAGATAGACAGAGACAATCTGTTTGACCGTGTCAGAGAGGATTACGGCGAACTTGAGATAGAGCGCAAAGAAAACTTAAAAAATCGCATAGACTCTTTTATGCCAGAAGCCGGTGAACTTTCACCATATCCCGTTGACCTTAGAAGCGGAGAAGCTGAAGGCTTCAAGTTTTACGAACATCCGAAAACTAAAGCTGTTGTAGGAAACATAATAGGAAACATTAAGAACGCTGTCGCTAAAGCAGGTGATGGTGTAGAAGTTGCAGTAAAGCACTTAAAAGGGCTTACAGACGAGCTTACGCGCTTTGTAGAACGTAACGGTGGCCGTAGTTCCGTTGAGCAACAGGCTTGGGGGCCAACACTTCTTGGCGTTACGGACATACTTACAGGTGATTTAAAGGGCTTTGATAAGCAAACGCAGGGCGACATTCAATGGGCAGCAGTAGCCATCGCGATAGCTGAGTACGGAACTCCTATAGGCAACGCTATCGGCGCTATGCAGCTAGCGAATACAATCAAAGATTGGGGTAAATCTACTGTAAACGTGTCAACTTTTGACAGCCCCTTGTATGAGTCTGGTAATGAAGCATCGTTCGACGCAGCTTACAGAGACTCGATTGAGTTTGTAGGAGATGTGTTGCGTCCGATGGCTAAAACCATCTCTAAATACACTTTAGACAAGTTAGCTAAAGATGTTCCAGCAGATGCTAGCGTAAGGCAAAAGCTGCAAGCGGTTTTTGGCCGTGAAGTAGGGGAAATGGAAGGGCCAAAACAGTTTGCCATAACTGACCAAGAACCTGTTCAAGGGCCGCAGCAAGACCCGACAGGGCAGATAACGCTAGAGGTTCCTGATGTAGGAGTGCCTTCAGCACCTACTCCTGCGTTAAACATAGAAAGGCCGACAACACAAACACCTATAACGTCTAGAACACTAACGCCAATAGAAGTTGAGTTTGAAACTGCTCAACAACCTACAGCAATTGGTGGCACACAGCCAGTTGTTGGCGCTCCGCAGACTGTTGTAGAAAGCAGAGCGCCTATTAGTTTGGGTGATATTGCTACGTCACCTCTAACAGAAGTGCCTTTTGACCGTGGTGATGTGTTGGATTTATCACAACCTAGAATAGACCCCTTACAATCTACAGATGCTTTCGGTCGCGTGATACCCACGCTAGATGAGCTTACATTTGTGCCAGACACAGCAACTATGCCAAGTCCGTTTACTGGCATGGGTGTGAGTGCTGGGGCGCTAGATCGTCCGATGTCTACGTTACCGGGTGTTGAGTTAATACCAGTAGACTCTGATAGCATACCTATAGCAGATAACATACAGCTTGGAGTACCACGACCACAAACACGTGGAGCTACTGAAGGTACAACACCTTTTACTGAGGTTGCGCCAAGACCTTCGCTTGAGCCTGTTACAAGAGAGCCAGCAGATGCCATAAACGCTTCCTTACCTGTTGACGCAAACGGTCAAGTAACTACAAACATAAAAGATATTGTAGGCTTTCGTAACTTTTCAACTAACACAGAAAGTTTGACAGAAATGTTTGGTGGAGGAGAAGCTGGTGCGAGGGCTGCTGGTGCAATTGCTGCTGGCGCTGGCCCACAATACGGCAACCCACTGCCAGAACTACGCGAGCAATGGAACATTCAGCAAACTCAAACACTAGAAGATGAGTTAAAGACTAAGGCTATGGATGCGTGGCTAGAAACGACAGGCGATCCAGAAGGCTTTAAACAGTTATTTCCGAATTTCTATAAATCAACTAAAAATACAATAAACAGAAATCATGAGTATTACAAAGAACGTTTTGGTGACGATTTTCCGTTATCTGCTAGTCTCTACATGACATTACGTAATAACCCTCAAATTGCTGGAAAAGCTAAGCAGCAAGCGTTTAAAGACAATTTTACAGAAGCCCTTAAAGATTTTGCTCAGGATAAAACAATTCTCTCAGAACTCGATAAGCCTTTAAACCTAGACAACATAGAAGAGTCAGTAAACATAGACAACAGCGCAATACTTGATCGCATGGGTATTCGCATAGAAGGGTTGACTAATGTAGGTACAGATTTCTCAGGCGAGCGTCCAGACGTTTACAGAGAACCTGCAAGAGAGATTTTTGAAGAGCAGTTTACGTCAGATAAGCTAAATGAGCTTATGCGCCTAGATGACATAGCTTTGCAGACTTTACGTAATATGGGAGAAGACCAGCGTAAAGACTTAGTAGACTATTACAGATCACAGAATTTTGATGTAAGTGAGTTTGATGACTTTCCTGTTGCGAAGATTGATGATGCGTCTGCTGAATTCGATTTACCTGACTGGCTTACTATTGATATGATTGCTGATGAGTTTATTGGCCCACCTGAAAAAGGGCCGGGAGATTGATGAGTACAGCAAACGAGCAAATCTACCAACTAAAGCGCATGGGGTTTTCTAACGAGGAAATCTCCAAAGACTTGCGTTATGACAAGGAGATCGTGGATGTCGTAGCACCTGACTCGCCATCTGCTAGTCAAGCAGTTCAGAAGCTGGACGACCTTGGCGACGCTGCTATTAAGGTTCTGGAGGAACTGATGCACTATGGCGAGAACGAGCGTGTGCGTGCTGATGCAGCCAAGTTTATCGTCGATAAGCAGTACGATAAGGAGAAGTCGAAGGCGACTATGGAGTTTTCACAGTTCACAGATCGTCTGCAAAAGGCTCAAGATCGTATAAACGAGCTGCGTGTTATGGAGGGATGAACTACGAAAACAATGTTATCAAGTTTGAAAACCCGCACGAGATGTTGCTCGTGTGCGATGATAACCTTCTAGACGGTCATCTCAGTCTACATCCGTGGCAGGATAAGATACTGCGTGAGTTCGCAGAGCCATCCACCTCCGACGAGCCGTACAAGGCTGTAGTTCGGGCAGCTAACGGTAGCGGTAAGGACAACTTCATCGTTGCGCCCTGCGCTGTCTGGCTTTCTCTGCGCTACGAGAACTCTCTCACGGTCATAACCTCGGCATCCGGTAATCAGCTAGACCGGCAAACCGACAAATACATCAAGCAACTGACCAATGCGCAAAACAAAATTTTTGGCACGCAGATTTGGAAGCAAAACTACCGGCGCTACGAGAACCTCATCAACGGCTCGACGATAGAGATGTTCGTCACGGATGAGGCTGGACGAGCAGAGGGCTGGCATCCTCCTGTACCGGGAGGTCAGATGGCCATATTGGTGAGTGAGGCCAAGTCCATACACGACGACATCTTTACGGCGCTAGCACGTTGCACAGGTTTTACCAAGCGCATTGACGTTAGCAGTCCCGGTCTACCATCCGGTCACTTCTACAACGCTTGTGTTGGCGGCCAATGGAAACAACACCATATAACAGCTTTTGACTGTCCTCACCTGAGCGAGGACTACATCAACGACATACGCAGCACCTACGGTGAGAACTCTGCGCTCTACCGCTCGATGGTTCTTGCAGACTTTGGCGGCTTGGAAGAGCAGGTTGTCATAAACTTCTCCGCAATTGCAGAACTTGACAGTATGGAGATAGAACACGCACCCGACAGCTACAACATAGCTGGCCTTGACTTGTCAGCAGGTGGCGATGAGCAGGTAGTCGTGGTGCGCAACGGTAACAAAGTGATTGGTGTGGAGGCGTTTAAGTATGCAGATACGACGGTATTGCTCGATAAGCTGGGAGAAGTTTTCTACAAGTATGATTTGGATAATCCAAATAGCGTTATTTACGGTGATGCTGGTGGGCTTGGTAAGCCTATACTTGATCAGTTGCGTCGTGATGGTTGGCCTGTCAATTATGTCCTCAACCAAGCAGCTCCTTACAACAAGCTGGCGTACCTAAATAGAGGCGCTGAGCTATGGTTTAGCGTAGGCAAACATATAGAAAACTGTGAGATTATACTCCCAAAAGACACTACGTTACGTAAACAACTTGCGTCACGTTATTACACGATCACGCCGCAAAACAAGATACAGTTGGAAAGCAAACGTCAGGCCAAGGCTAAAGGCCATGCTTCACCTGACAGGGCAGACGCTTTCGTGCTTGCTTTTGCAGACTACCGTGGCGTAATGCCTCAGCGCTATGTCTCACGGGATGTAGTGCAGTACGAGTTAAACGAGATCAGCGAGCCAGAACCAGAGCGGCACTCTACGTTACGCGCTCGGCTACAGCGACCACGAGAAACACACAGACACTTTAAGTCTGTTGGATGGAGCGAAGATTTAATTTATGAAGTAGAGCAGATGAATGAAAGACTTTTAGAAAATGCAAACGACTGATTTAACAAATTACGAAGATGCAACGGTTAAAATCCGAGAGCTTCTTAATGTTGTCTCGGATTTAGAGACTGTTGCGGATGAGAACAGAAACTCGCGCAAGCTGGACGTTAACGTTGAAGCTGAGCGAGCTGACGGCTACCTAGATGAGGACGAGTTTCTCGTACCTGCACATATCATTGACACGAACATTCGACGCGAACAGTCGAAGTACGTGGCTTATGTAACGGGTAGCAGACGCTCCGCGATCTTCACTTCTATCACAGAACCGACAGCAGCTACCGGCGCTCTTGAACGCGACTTTACTGATAAGAGCCGTTATGCAGGTTGGCAGGTTCCGCTGTTTAAGGTCATTGACGGTATGCAACTGCACGGCTACAGTGTAGCAGAGGTCTTGTTTGACACCGAGAAGCCGGGGCATTTTGCCGTTGAAGCCGTCAATTACGAAGACTTCGGTTTTCCAGCAGATACACGCGACATACAAGCGTGTGAGATGCTTGTGCATCGCCATTACTTCACGGCTTTGCAACTACGTGAGACAGAAGACTTCAACAAGGACGTTGTAGAGATATTGCTGGACGACAATCCTGACGGAGACTCCGGTACATACCTGCATGATGAGTCACTCTATCGTATAGAGAAGGTGATGTTTAAGCAGGACGGCAAAGTCTTCGTAGGCTGGTCGTGTTGTGATAAGTGTGATGATTGGCTGCGTGAGCCGCGACCTCTCTATCTTGGACGGCGCTTGGGTGATACCTTCGTAGACGAGACAGAGTACCCGTATGTTATCTTTCCTTACAACATTCACGAGGACAGCGCCATACAGAACGCATCGGGCCGTGCATTTTTAGACCGCACAGCGCAGGAAACGATCACCTCGCTGATGTCATCGTTCGTGACAGCGCATCGACGCGCCTCGAACTTTTACTTTGCCAAGGACAATGAAGACCCCAACAACACTAATGTACAAACGGGCGTTAAGTTCCAGCCGGGAGCGCTCATTGACTCAAACATCAAGCAGTTTCAACTTTCGCCGCCAGATTCTTCTATGCTTGGTGCGATTCAATCACTTATCAGCCAAAACGCTCAAGAGCAGTCTCAGATAAACTATGCGGCGATGAACCGGCGTGACAGCCGAAAGACTGCCACAGAGATTCAAGCAGCTTCTAGTGAGGCGCAGATGCTTTCGTCTACGCAAGTGTCGCTCTTTAGCATTGCGCTCAAGGATGTCTACGAGATTTGCTTCCGCATTTACCAAGCGCGTGTGATAGCAGGGGTACTGCGGCCTACGGCTTCACTCGATCTCTACCTTAACCACACCTTTAGCATCAAACCGGCAGGTGACGTAGATGTAATCGAGCGTGCTGAGAAGTCGCAGAAGATGATGCAAGCGTGGCCCGTTGTCTCGCAGACAGGATTAGCTCCGAAGTTCTTGCAGAACATGATGAGGCTGATGTTCCCTGACGAAGGTGAAGAGTACGCAGAGATGCTACAAACAGACGACCGCAAGAACGCGCTCTTGCAGCAGCTACTTCAGGTTGTGAATTCCCTTGTGGTTGACCAGCAGACAGGTCAGCTCTCGGAAGAAGCACAGCCGTTCGCACAACAACTACAGTTACTGCAATCACAGGTGCAGGACGTTCTAGGAAATGACCAAGGAAATACTACGCCAGCAGGTTGATATATGGTGTGAGAACCACACAACAAGAATTTTCCGCGAGCTGCTCGAAAGTAGAAGAGAGCGCTTACTAAAGGAAATGAAATTTGCTACAGCCAAACACGATAACCCAGAAATTACCGTGAGGCTGGTAGCAAAACTGACAGAACTAGATGAAATTCTAGCACACACAAAAGATGCAAACATCATTACAGAACACGGAATTAGAGGAGTCATTGACACAACAGGCAGAAGCTGATGACAACTTGAACACAGGGTTTAATCCACTTGAAGGAGAACTAATAGATGACGACGAAGGAGAAGCAGACGTATCGGGAGATGTATCTGAGGAGACTACATCACAATCAGATAATGCTGATAGCGATGTCGTTGAACAAGGATCAGATACCGGAGATAGCGATGGAGGAGGGGATAACGCAGGAACGTCTGACAGAGCTGATGAAGAAGGACATGAAGAGGATGGTGAAGAAGGTGAAGAAGTATCAGCGTTATCTGAAAACCTTGGAAAGCTGAAGACTCCGAAAGGTCGCGACTACAGTAAGTTCAGCGAGGAAGACGCGAAGTATCTGAAGCAAATGTCTAATGAGGCGTTTGAACACTTCAGCAAGCTATCCGAGAAGAGCAACAAGCTGCAAGAGGAGATGGAGGCCGTCAAGCAACAGGCGGCAAAAGAAGTCACGACAGCCGATCACCCCGACGCTTACATTCTGAGCGACGAGTACAAGGACACGTACGCTAATATGTCCAAGGCTCAGCAGGAACAGCAGCATTGGCGTGCGCAGCTCATCAAGATACGCAACGGCGAGAACTGGCAGAACATCGAAGGCTATAACGATGCAGGTCAGCTCGTTATCGGTAAGGATGCCTTCAAGCCTACGCAGCAATCAGAGATTGATGTGGAGATGGCCATGCAAGAAGCAGCAGGACTTAGCCGCAAATTCAACAGCGAACTCGATAACGTCAGCAAATCGTACAAAGACACTTACCAAGATGCTGTCACGCTTCTAGACCGCGAACAGAAAGCTAACTTCGCATGGACAACTGACGATGCCGTCGCAAAGCAAGAACTGGTGCTGCCTAACGTAGGGTCAACTACAATCCAGCAGATAAAAACCACATTCTCTAACGCATTGCCGAAGACATTTCAGAAGCATCCGCTTGCTGAGCTTGCTTCTAACTTGTTCGTCACGCTGCAACTACAGGCTGCTCACGCAGATTCTGAGAAAGCCGCTGTAAAAGAAGAAGTGCGTAAGGAGCCAAAAGCTAAGCGTAAGGCTAGCGTAGGAGCTACTGAATCTTCTAACGATGATCTCAGTATACCAGAGTGGATGAACCTTTAGAAGATAGCGCCCTTGGCATGGATTGTGCTTGTTTTTAAGCGTGCTTCAATTCGGGTAAGGGCATACCCACTTTACTGAGGAAACTTAGTAAGACTTGCTTCTAATAGGCGAAGGGCATCGCAGCGTAGGAAAGACGCGCAGAGATGTCTTTCGCTTTTTTGTTTAACATACTTACATATAAAACATTATGCCTAGTTCAGTAACAGCAGCATCGGTAGCTAATGCCGCTGCTGATGCCGCCAGCCCAACTGGCGGTAATTTCAAGAAGCTAGACTTTTATCTAGCAAAAAACGAGGTTGCCCTTTATCCGAAGTGGAATGTGTACGATACACTTTTTGGTTCGATTAAGTGGGAGCCTAACATGGGAAATACCCTGACGGGTACAACTCCAACGCCCTCTCCGGTATTACGTATGACCTTCATGCCAGAAGTTCTTACGAACTATCCGAAGAAAGATCAGTTCACAGTTGGTGAGCGCACGGAAGACGCTGCTCTCGGTATGCATCGATTTGAGTCTAACCGTTTCCGCTTCTTAAACAACTTTGAAGCCTTCTGGAGAGATCATCTAAGCTACGCTCAGTCTGATATTGTACGTCAGATTCAATGCGCGAATAACGTTTTTATTCGTACGCTGATGTACTATCAAGCGCCAGATCTTTATATTTCTGGTAAGGGGCTTAGCTCACAAGTTGATCACGCTGATGTGCATACACGTAAACGTCAGTTAGCTCAGTCGGACATACGTAAGGTTGAGAATGGTGGAGATAGCTCTACTGATGTTATTACTGGCGGTAGCGCTGGACAAACTATTACAGTCTCGGCTGGTAATACGTTCCGTAACGATATAGCTACTGGCGGTACTGGTACTGCTGTGTCAGAGGCGCTGTCTTTGAAGGAACTCTTCAAGGCTATGCTCGTGTTGCAGGAGGATATTCAAGCTCCTACGTTTGATCGTCAATATGGTGTTCCAAAAACTTCTGAAATGATTAAGGGCAAGTATGTTCTTATCTGTTCTACAGAGGCTTGGGCTTCGTTGTTGTGGGATACCAACTTGCGAACTGGTACTGGTACTGGTGCAGCTACCCAGCTTGCTCCAGCTAACATGAACCTTCTGCAAGATGGTTTTGCTGGCGACTTGTTTGGTAAGATTACCGCTAAGTTTGACCCGTATCCGTTACGCTTCTCTGCTAATGGTGACTTTATTGCACCGCAGTCAGTCGATAGCGCTACTGGTAAGGTTATACCTAATCCGAACTATACGAAGATTGAAGCGTCTTCCGATACGGTAGGTTCGCATGAGATTGCGTTCTTGGTAGGTGCTGATGCGTTCAAGACGATTCAAGTTGGGCCGCCGCCCAAAGAGTTTGCGTCTAAGAACATGAGTGCCAAGAAGTTCTACGACATGAAGTGGAACGGTGAGGTTCACCTTACTGACCAGTTCTTGATACCGACAGGTAGCGGGTCAAATCCATTGACTGATGCTGCTGGTACTGAGCTTAACACTTATGGTGACTACTTGAAGTTTATCTCACAGGCTGTTATTGGTGGTATCGCTGGCGATACACGATACTGCTTGCCTATATCCTTCTTGCGTCGTCGTACGGCTTAATTCTGTGTTGTTGTCATGGGGGTAGGGAGTTGTGGTTAGCTCCCTACCTCCTCTTTTAAATTTTTTTCAGTTATGTCTACAGTCAAATTACCTTTAGGTCTTACAGAAAACGGTACAGTTAATACACCTTCCGTACTTACCGTACCAGCAACAGGTTCTTCAGTTACTTTATTGGATGGTCGCTATAGATATAGCGCAGCACTTGTGCAAAACGTTGGCAGCAACAACATTTGCATTCGCGTAGGTGGAACCGCTACGTCTTCTGTATATCACATAAAACTTTCTCCGATGTCACAAGCAGAAATCAATGATGCTGCTTATGTAGATGTAACAGCTTGCGGTGATGGCGCAGTAACATCTTCAGCAGTTGTTTTTAATGTGCAAGTTAACGACTCTGTAAGTCAGGGTGCAACCTCCTACGGAAGCTAACAATGGCTAGAATTACACAACAATCTTCTATAGGTACAACAGGGACTTCTTTCGAGAACGAACCGATTGTTAAGTCGGATGGCGCATCTTCTGATGTTATGGAGTGGGCCGCTTCTACTGGGAGTAGTAACGTAAAAATTACAGAAGACTCCGCTAACAAATTAAATTTGTCTGTAGGCGGCTCAGTCACAGTTGGTTCACTCGACATCGGTCACGGTTTAGGTGGTGCTGCATCAAGCACGGCTGTTGGCACAAACGCTTTAGCCGCAAGCCTTTCAACGTCTACACGAAACACAGCCATTGGTTATGATGCGTTAAACGACCTTAATCACGCGGACGCCGATAGAAACACAGCCGTGGGCGCATACGCTGGAGACGCAATTACAGAGGGCGCGAAAAACACCGCTGTTGGTGACTCAGCATTAAGTTCAGTCACTACTACTGACTTCAACGTCGCTATTGGTTATGATGCACTATTATCTTATACCGGATCAGACGCAGTAGCAGTAGGTGCTTTTGCAGCAGACGCAGCGACTAGCGCAGCACGATTAACAGCAATTGGTTATGACGCACTTGGTGTAGCAGGAACTCAAGCTGATTGTACTGCCGTTGGTTATGGCGCATTAGACGCAGCTACAAGCGGTTCAAATAATACTGCCGTCGGTTCACAAGCACTATCTGGAACTGTCGACGGTGTGCGTAACACAGTAATGGGTTATGCAGCGATCAGCAACAGCGACTGCGGGGATGACAATACAGCAATTGGTTCAAGTGCATTGAATGTATTCACCGGATCGAATGCAGTAGCAGTCGGATCGGGTGCAGCATACGCAGCAACGAGTGCAGCGTACACGACTGCGGTTGGGTTTAATGCGTTGGGTGCTTGTTCGGAAGGTTCAAGTAACACGGCGGTTGGATCAAACACACTTGCTTCGCTTGTAGGAACGGGTACTAGCGCGGGTACTGGTGGTGATAACAATGTTGCACTGGGTGCTTCTGCTGGGTACAGCACAACCGGAAGTCGTAACATATACCTTGGCCGAAGTGCTGGCTTATACGCAACCACCACAGACGATTGTATTGCGATTGGTTACAGCGCACTACAAGCCGCCGATAGTGCTGGCGATAATTCTGACAACGCTACCGGCAACTACAACATAGCAATTGGCAGTTACTCACTTGATGCAACTACTTCGGGGAATCAAAATATTGCTATTGGATATCAATCTGGAACAGCAATTACGAATAATTACGACAATGTATCGATTGGTCATCGGGCGTTTGCTAACGCAAATGATGGCGAAAACTACAACGTAGCTATTGGTTCGTTTGCGCTGAACACCGAAACAAGTGGTACTGATGGTAATGTGGCTGTTGGTTATTACGCGCTTAAAACACAAAACGGCGGCGGACAAAACACAGCCGTCGGCTTTCAAGCAGCGAAGGCTTTAACAAATGCAACCAAAGGCGTTTTCGTGGGGTACAACGCCGCTGGCTCAGGCACGGTTACTGGTGATTACAATACTGTACTGGGACATAGTACTGGCTTCGATTTAACTACTGGTGCTTCTAACACGTTAGTCGGTGCTAACGCTGGAGGCAACTTAACTGACTCAAGCAACAACGTAGCAATTGGCTACAACGCACTTCTTTATGCAGCTAGTGGCGTGACCCAACACGTCGCTATTGGGTCAAGTGCGTTAGAAAATGAAACAACGGGTGCTGATGGATGTATTGCGATTGGTTATCGTGCGTTACTTGGCCAAAACGGCAACGTGGGAAATGTCGGAGTTGGTTGGGAAGCGTTGTTTCACAACAAGCTAGGCACGGGATCTACTGCAATAGGCACTTCAGCGGGTTACGCAAATACAGATAATTACAACACTTGGGTTGGGCATGAAGCTGGCCGTAACACTGGTAACGCTGCGAATAATACAGTCCTTGGTTATCGCGCATACAAAAGTTCCTCATTTTCCAACGGTACTTGCGAAACAACAACCAGTTCAACAACCGTAGAGGTCGATTCAACCAGTAACATACTGGCTGGCCAATCAGTATTCGGTAACGGCATTCCGTATGGTAATTACGTTGCTTCAGTAACCGACGCAACACACTTTGAACTCGCAATTGCTTCGACACAAACTCATTCCTCTGGGGTTACGCTGACGTTTCACCAAGGAACCGGCGATAGTAACACTTGCATTGGTTTTAAAGCTGGTGAGGTCATTACGACGGGTTATGAAAACGTGATTATCGGCAAAGGTGCTGGTCAGTTAATGACAAACAATGCCGCTAATGTTGCCATTGGCTACTTGGCATTGGACGCTGCAAATGGTAATGAAAACTACAATGTGGCTATTGGTAGTGCTGCGATGAGTTCAGAAACATCTGGCGCAGCTTATTGTGTAGCCATTGGTAAAGACGCATTACTCAGCCAAAACGCCAACGTCACAAACACCGCAATTGGTGGACTTGCGGGTGATAGTATTACGAACGCTACTGGCAATACGGCTGTTGGTTATCTCGCTTGCAGCGCAGCAGCTGGTAATTACAACGTAGCTGTTGGTGATCGGGCGTTTGCTAAAGGCACTGGTGGTAGCAATACCGTGATTGGTACGTTTGCTGGTTCTTCTGCAGGAAACAGTGCCGCAGCAATGACTGGCGATCACAACGTTTTAGTAGGTTATGGCGCTGGCTACGACCTGACTGACGGCCCCGGCAACGTGTTGATAGGATATTTGGCCGGCCAAAATATGACAACCAGCGATTACAACGTCGCCATCGGTTTTCAAGCGGCTGACAACATGGTTGCTGATTCGCATTACAATGTCGCGATTGGATCGGACGCTTTAGGCGCTGAAGCAAGTGGCGCAGACAATTGTGTCGCAATTGGTCGTGACGCACTAAAGCTGCAAAACGGTGCTAGTGCAAATAACTTGGCTATTGGTGCTTTGGCCGGTGACGCAATTACAGATGGAACAGGCAATGTACTAATTGGCTACGAAGCAGGAAGTGCGCTTGCGGCTGGCACTACTGACACAGGTAATAATTGTACTGCGGTAGGATACAATGCACTTAAAGCAGCAACCGGCTCGCGAAATGTGGCGCTTGGTAATTCAGCCGCAGCTTTGTTGACTTCTGGAATTAACAACGTAGCCGTAGGCACGTACGCACTAGACGCTGCTGACGGCGCAGAAAGCAATAACGTAGCTATTGGGTATGCAGCATTAACTGAACTAACCAATGCGAATGGTGATGATAATGTTGCTATTGGTTTTAGTGCGGCACGTTATGCTGGGGGAACTAATAATGTCATTGATGTTGATACATCTGTATACATTGGTTCTGATACAGAAGCGTCTGCTGCTAGCGGAATTTCTAATGAAATAGCGATTGGTTATTCTACAAACGGAATTGGAACTAACACAGTAGCGCTCGGCAACACCAGCATGACAGCGATCAAAGGTCAGGTGGCATTTGCTACCTACTCTGATCGTCGCATCAAGCGTGATATTGAAAACTCAAACGTTGGTTTATCGTTCATTGAAAAACTGCAACCAGTTACGTTTAAGCGATTAAACCCAGCCGACTATCCTGAAGAACTTCTAGAAAGTCGGTTCCGAGAAATTGAACGTCAAGAACTTGTTGAGCCAGCCGTTGAGGCTGCTGAAGCCGTGTATGAGGACGTTGTCGTTGTTGAAGCACACGAAGCTGTTGAGGAAGTCACAGAGACAATTGAACACCCAGCGAAAGAAGCGGTTTACGAGGATGTGGTGATACCGGCTGTTGAAGAAGTTACAGAAGAACGTGTAGTTCAAGAAGCCCGCGAGGAGATTAAAGGCGAACGCCAAAAGTGTGACGAGAAGGAAGTCACTGAGGAAGTCGAAAAGGTGGAGATGGTTAAGGGCGAAGGCGACACATACGTTCGCAAAGTCACTACCGAAACAGTCACTCGCATTGAGCGCACGCCGCTGTACATCGAACACCCAGTAGTTAACGAGGACGGTACTCCGCGAGTGAAAATCATTGAATCGGCTGTTGAAGCTAAAGAGGCGGTTCTTGATGAAGACGGCAATGAAATAGAACCAGCAGTAGAAGCTAAAGCGGCAGTTACCGAACAAGAGATTTACAAATGCCCTGACTGCGAAGAGTACGTTGTTCAAGAAGCGCAGGAAGAAGTTCGCAAGATGGTTGTTGTACGGGAAGCTGAACCGGAACGTACTGAACGCCGCTTGGTATCACCAGCGGTTGCAGCACGAACTGAAGTCCGCGTGATCACACCAGCCGCTCCAGCAGTTAAGGAAGTAACTGAACGTCGCTTGGTATCACCGGCAGTTGAGGCACAAGAAGCTGTTTACAAGACAATCACAAAACCAGCTAACGATAGACCGGCTGATGACGAAACGACTTGCATCGGCTTAATCGCGCAGGACGTACAAGCTGCGATGGATGAAGTTGGCTACGACTGCAACTTGGTTGCTGAAGACCCGAATGGCAAGTTATCGGTTGAATACAGCCAACTGGTAATTCCGCTACTAAAAGCGGTGCAGGAATTAAGTGCAGAAGTTAAGGCACTCAAGGGATAATTTTTATGGCCACAGAAAACTCAAAAAAGGAAACCGTTATCATTAACGGGGAAGAACACAACTTAGCAGATTTGACGAGCGAACAAGTCACGCTAATAAACCATGTAAGTGATCTTGAGCGTAAAGCTAGCCAGATTAACTTCAGTTTAGAACAGACGCTTGGAGCGAGAAATCATTTCATGGGTTTGTTGAATCAGTCACTAGAAGCTCAAGAAGCCACGGTAGACAAAGCAGTTAATGACTAATGTCCTAGATCATGCAGCACTTGAGAAAGTAGCAGAACAAGCAATCGGTCATTATGGCTGGTTGCTTATTGCTGCTTTCTGTGCGCTGCTGTTTAAGGACATCTTGTTCAACTTCGCTCAAGGTTTGCTGATCTATTGGGGCAGCGACTTTGAGAACGATGAGATACTTTACATTAGTGGACGGCAAGCGCGGGTCATACGACTTGGCTTAACGTCTACTACATTTTTTATGACAGACAGGAACACCAAAATGATCGTGCCGAATGAGCAGTTAAAGGCTCTTGTCGTAGAGAAAAGGCTACCTGTCAACGGTGGCGAAGCCTACTTGCCGAAAGGTGATGAAGGTGGTGTAATGAAAGTGGAGCTGGTAAAAGATGGACAGGACTGATAAAATAACGTTAGGAATTTTCATAGGAGCGATGGTGCTTATCGTCGTGCTGGCAAGTGGCTGTAAGTCGTTGCCGGGTACTTTGGAAGTAGACACGCCTTTCTTTGACATAGAGTACCAAGGCGAAAAGAGTGAATGAATTTAGATGATCTTAAAGTTGCAATCGCTAGTGTTACTGGTTTGGGTAACTGGATGGTTGAGATAGACCTCGTACTGAAGGTAGCTATATCTGTTGCAAGTTTGATCTACATAGGCTTAAAGATAAGACAGCTTTTGAAGAATGGCAGCTAAAGGCATACCGACAGCTTACAACAAACCACGGCGCATCAAAGCAGGTGAGCCGGGGTACGGTAAGAAAAAGTTTGTAGTCAATGCGAAGCAGGGCAGTCAGACAAAGGTCATACGGTACGGTGACGCGAACATGGAAATAAAGAAGGACAATCCTGCGCGTAGAAAGAATTTTAGAGCGAGGCATGGTTGCGACAAACGTCCACCAAGTAAGTTGTCTGCGCGTTATTGGTCGTGTAAGAAGTGGTAAGATGAGTCTCTACAGAAACATAAATAAACGTAAGAAGGCTGGCACGAGTCGGCCAAAGTCTAAATCTACAATTTCTAAAAAAGCATACGCTAATATGAAAGCAGGGTTTCCAAAGAAAAAACGCAAATGATTAAGAGTAAAACATTCTGGGCAGGAGTTACTGGTTTGGTGGGCGCTATAAGCGGTTATCTCACAGGTGAACTGGAGTTAGGTGCTGCGATTAACGTAGCTATCACATCTGCGCTTGCCATCTTCGTGAGGCATGGCGTGAAGAAGGTGGAGAAGAAGTTAGACGGAGAATAACATGGCATACGGTAAACGTAAAAAAGGTGGCCAGCGCTTGATGGAGATGTCTCGCGCTGGTGCTAAGCGTAAGGCGGCTCGTAAAGCGAAGACGCTTGCACAAGCGAAGGCTAACATAGCTAAAGGCCCAGTTACACGAGGTGGTGCGAAGAAGAAAGCTGCACCAGCTAAAGCTGCGCCGAAGAAGAAAGTAGCTGCTGCTAAACCTGCAACTAAACCTGCTGCTAAGAAGAAAGTATCTAGCGGCCCAGCACCATTACCGAAAGAGATGGCAGGACGTAGTGGTTTAGAGTTTAAACCGCTGAGTGAATTGCCGGGTAACATTTTAAAAGTTGCTGGAGCGTTCCCTGTCGGTAGAGCGATTGGTACTGCTGGTAGATTAGGCACGGCTGCTATAAGAAAAGCGTTAGCGCCAGCATCAGGTGTAGCAGGAGGCCGCCTCGGTGCTAAAGCAGCAGGACGAACCGTCAAGCCTAGTGTGCAGACACCGCGTAAGCCTTCTGGCCCCGGCAGTAAAACACCTAAGAAGCCAACTGGCCCCGGTTCACGCACTACGCGAAAGCAGACTGCTACTAACAAAGCAGCAGATCGCACAGCTAAACGTAAGAAGCGTGATGAGCGTAAAGAACGTGTAGCAGGAGGTCGCAAGCGTGTAGGTCAGGCGAAGCGCCGTGCGGGTGCAGCAAGAGGTCGTCGCACACAGCGTCGTCAAGCTACGTTACGTGGCGGCGGTACTGTTACGATGCGTAACAGAACTGGCTCTGCTGGTTATAGATAAAATGTTAAAATTCCTGTATGCTATTGCCAAAGCCATCCCTGCTCTTCAGCAAATTCTGGACAAGTTGTTCGGAGTTGCTAAGGAGCATACGGCTGCGGCACGGCGTACAGCGAAGGACGATCTCGTTGACAGCGCTATTGCTGACGCTCTCAGTTTTCCTAGCGAGCGGATGCACGACAACGACGAAGTTGGAAAACAGTCAGCGTCTGATAAAACATCCGCAGTTTCCGAGGGCAGCGTTTCACGCACCGGACTTCACACGCGAAGCGCTCAAGACGATCAACCATCTTGAGTATGAGTTGGAGAGAAAATGACACCAGCAGTAAAGGTAACTACTACGAAAGAAACCGCGCCTCCTACGAAGCGCGATAAACCTGCGGTAGCGCCAGCAGTAAAACGATGAGCGTAGAGTATATATTAAATAGGTTTGGTAAGAAGGTTGGTATGCTTCCGAGTGATACCAACCAGCGTTCGTTGTTGCTTGACTACCTTAACGAGGCTGCGCAGGAACTTTATGAGCAGTCCGATATGCCGGGTTGCTTAGAAGAAGCGGAGTTCTACGTGCAAGGTGACAAGACGATTGCCATGCCAGCAGATGTCTACGCGATACGCGGCATCCGTGAGAAGGCGAGCAACAACGACATCTGGGACACGGAGCCGATGACAGCTCGCTACCGTGAGAATGGGTGGGACACAGACCACAACAAGTTTCGTATCAAAGGCTACAACGCATTGCAGCGTTCATTGCCCACGACTATTACGGAAGCAGCCAACAGTACAAACAAGCTAATTGTTAAATGGTATGGCATTACAGCCGCTACTGACACTTTTAGCATAGTAGTTACTACGACAATTAGTGCTGGTTACACTCTAACTGTTGGCAACGTTGCTGTAACAAGTAATCCAAGTAGCAGTAATCAAGTAACGCTAAGCAACCTCACCGTCCCGTTTACGGGCGTTACAAGTTTTGTTCGTGACTCAAAGCCTTCAAGCACTCAAGGAAAAGTTCAGCTAATTGACTACGCAGATAACAGTATCGTGTATGCTGAAATACCGTCGAATGCTATGGAGTCTCGTTATTTGATCGTGGATGTTAGCGAGTTTCCTTTTAGTTCTAGTGCAGCACAAGACGATCAGCATACTTTACAAGTTCTCTACAAGAAAAAGCTGCCTCGATTACAAAATGATACGGATGAGTTTCCTGCGCCGGGTTACGACAACATTCTCGTAAGTAAGTGCATGGAGCTGTTTCTTGAGGAGCAGGGTAAGATGGAAGAAGCAATTCTCCACGACCGCAAAGCATCGCGCTCTCTGGCACGTAGACAAGCTGATCTAGAACGAGGTCAGGAACAACAAGTAATTTTCAAACGCCACAATCACGATAAGCTCGCATGGCTCGCTACCCGCAAACCTCGTTTATAGGCGGCATGAACATGGCCGTTGACGATTCTCGTATTGGAGATGACGAGTATCGCATAGGCTATAACGTGCGCAATAGGTTTGGTGAGCTGCGTCCTATCAGACGACCAGAAGATATAGATACCGGCATAGATTCGCAGACAGGTAGCATTGACAGCATTACGATACACGCAGGAGGTACGGGCTATAGTGCGGGTAACTTGGTAGCGACTGACCCTACTGGTAGTGGTTCTGGTTTTGCTGGGACATACACAGTAAGTGGTGGTGTAGTAGACGGTGTTACGATTACAACTGGCGGCAAAAACTACAGCAAGCAAACCACCGTAAGCACACAGCACGCCGGTAATGGCGACAACAGCCTCTCATACACACTCGACTACAACGAGCTACCTATACAAGCAGTTTATGCGTTAGGTGATTTTATCATCATAGTTCAAAATGGAAACGCAAAGTTCAAGCACAGGCTTGGTACTACATGGGCAACGCTTTGGGATGAGAGTACAAACGCATCGCTACGTTTAGACAGTTTTGCAGAGTACGTTTATGTGCAAGCTGTACCGGATAGCGGTGGCTGTACGTTTACTTACAAGTCAACCGGAGATACTGACAGCGTTACAATAGACTCTAGCGCTGGTATGCTGACTAAGACTATCGCAGCAGTCGTCGTTCAAGACGGTGTAAACCAGCCGAACTTAATCATTTTCTCATCTACTTCTGTAGGTGCTACTGCAACCGTAAGGAAAGCGCGTACGTTCGCAGAACACGGCACAACAATTGACGGAGTTGTTGAACGCGAGTACGTGCCGGTCGGAAAGCAGATGATGTTTTTCAACGGTAAGCTCTATATCGTAAGTCCAGATGGCAAGACAATATACCACAGCGTAAGCGGTAGACCTCTCGATTTTGTCATAGCCATAAACAGTAGTGGCAACAAGATTTCATCTGTTGAGGCAGACCACGGTGCAACTGCCGTGAGCTACGCAGTTTCATACGAAGCTATCACCTGCATTGCGCCCCTTAACACGGAGAGTTTGCTCGTCAGCACACGGACTGCATCTTTTGCTGTTACACCAAACTACAATCAAACGCTGTACGGTGAGCCTACATTTACTAAGCGCTATCTTTTTGGTGCGTCTGTAGTGAATCAGTTCTCGTTTGTGGATATGATGGGTGACTTTGGTTTCATAGATGCCGAAGGTTTGCGCTCATTTAATGCTGTGCGACAGCTACGTAACGAAGGGCGCAACAGCGCGTTCTCACTCAAGGTTGCAAAACTTTTTGAAGACGTTGTCCAGCTAGACGGCGCTGCCATTAGCTTTGACAACTACACGTTCTTTTCAGTTAAGACAATCTATGGCTACGGTGTGCTTGTGTTTGACGGCACGCTCCAGAAGTTTGTGTCGCTTGACTTTTACAAGACGGATAACGACGAGACAGTAGGGCAGATTACACAGTTCACGAAGATAGATACTGATACGGTACACGAACTGTATGCTGTAACTGCTCAAGGTAAGTTCTTACGCCTGTTCACGGGCGCTAAGTACAATGACAGTTTTGTGCAGACGAAGGCGTTCAACACAGGCACGTTGGAGGTTGAGCAAAAGCCGATGCAGTTGCGTACGCTGTTTAACAGCGTTGAGCGCTGGGAGTATGATGCTGTTCGTATGACCGAAGGAGCAAACGTTAGTCCTAATGGCGTAAATGTAAGTCACTCAAGCCCCGGTACATTACAAACAGGCAGCGCGTTTGAGTTAGATGTTGAAGCTATACCGTTTGATCTCGTTAGCGGTACAGAGATATTTTTCACAGGAGCAGGTACAAACGAAGGTGGTACGTTTACGCTTACAGAAGCTGCTAGTGAAGGTACAACAATAATTACAGGCACACTTACTAGCACAGGATACATAAACAAAGCCTATAGCAAAGGCTTTATACGTTTTACTGGCGAAGGAACTGCTAGGGCTGCTGTTATCAGCAACGCTCGCAAGTCAGAAACACCTTCAACAATCAGTAAGACTATTGCAGCGCCGATAGCTACAGCCGTCAGCTACGGTGACACGTATCCTGTTATGTGGAACAATGAGAACAAGCTACAGAACTTTCTTTTTAACTTTCAGCAAGGGCGGCAAGGGCTGAAAGTAGGTTATACTATTGAGTGGAACACGAATGCGACACTCTCTATGATAACCGCAGAGACTACAGATTTAACACCTAAGAACCCTTTTATGACACAAGCCTATGGGAGCAACAGTTAAGAGTACAGAGTTTACAGATGACAACGTTTTGTTTGCCACAAAAGGTGCGGCAAACAGTTGGCGATTGTCCATGACCGTGGACAGCAGCAATACGATAGCGGAAGGTGTGGCAAAGCAATGCGCTCATGTGGCTGACATTGCAACAGTAGGCGGTGACAGCGGCACTACAGCCGTCACAGCAGGGGCAAGCGTTAGCTCAGACCCCACCACAATACCTACAATAGGTGATGCGTATGACGCGGCAGAGATTAAGGCAGCTTTTAAACAGATGTCAGAAAAAATAAACTATCTGACGTACAAGCTAGAACAAGCAGGTTTGATGGCCAGCAGTTAAGGAGATAAGATATGGGAAACGGATTTTTAGGTGATCTTGGAGGCCTGTTAGGAACAGGCGCGGTAATGTATGGCTTGTCGCAGTTAGGTCGTACGCCAACGCCGTCAGTTCAAGAGACGACAGAAAAAGCACTAAGAGCATACAAGGACAACTACCCTGAGTATGCAGCGATGTTGCGTCAGGAAGCTGGTAAAGAGCTAGCGCGTCAGCAAGAACTTTACCCCGAACAACTCAAGCTAGCTCAACAACAGCTTGGTGCGGCCAAAGCGTTTGTACCGCAGTACGGTCAGCTTGCTTCTGACGAGGCATACCGCGAGGCGATGTCCGAAGCTGGCAAGCAGGTGGACGTTCTTCGTGGCCCCGGCGGTCAGCTTATAGACGAGGCTTTCGCAAAGTCACGGCAAGTAGATCCAGAGTTCTACGGTCGTCGCGCTCAGACGGGCGCTATGCTAGGTGACTTGCTCAGGAGTTTTGCTGCGCCGGGAACTGTATCAGCAGATAATCCTTTTGGTACGTTTACTGGTGAGCTGAGTGGTAGTGAGCGAGCAGAGATCGAAAGATCGCTTGCACAGAATCGTGCGCGTAGTGGAAGCACAGGTGGCCCGATGGCCATGTCTGATGTTGTTTCCAATGCTATGATGTTTGGCCAAGGTGTTCAGAACAGGCGCGATGCGCTTGGCAGAGCGTTGGGTCAAGCTACCTCATTCCTTCCTGCTGCTCGTAGCGGATTTGATCCGTTCCAAGTTGCGATGGGCAGACCGTCACAGCAATTCGGTGCGCAACAGTTTGCACCGCCAACGGCTGTATCTCCCACACAAGGCGCTGCCGGTCAGTTTATGGGTAACGTATTCGGAGCTGCGCAACAATCCGCTGGGTTTAAAGCGAACCAGCCTTCGCTTCTTACGAATCTAGGTAGTGTAGCTCAAACATTTCCCGGCCTCGCAGGAGGTCTTAGCTGGTAAGGATATATATGACTGAAGAAGAAAGAAAACGTAGAGGCTTACAGCTCACAGACGAGTACGAACGCTACGTGCAGGATGTTTTATCTGCGAGAGCCGCAGGTGTGAATGAACCTCGTCCGATCACACAAGTAGATACTGACTCAGGGCCAGAGTATAGAACACTTCAAAAGTACGTTGACCCTCGTGACGAGATGATTGCTTCTAGCCCTGCGCTCGTACGTCCGGCTTACAGCATACTTGATCGAATGCTACGTCCCGGTCGTGCTGGTATGGCAGATCGCATGAACCGCGAGTACATGGAGGGACTGCTTCAACGTGATTCTGACCAGCGCCGTGCATTAGCTGAGCGCCAGTTGATAGAGGCGCAAGGCCAGAAGATGCAAGCGGATGCTGCCGTCGCGGGTTTGCAGCGCACAGTAGCGGAGGGTGGTGCAGGTGCTAAAGAGGCTGCTGATAGGTTGCGTGAGATCGGCCTTGCTACCGGCAGAGTAGCGCCACAAGGGCAAGACCTCCATGGGATGCTGTTTGACCAAGAAAAACGCAGTCAGCGAGGTGTTGCTAAACCTGTCAGCGCTGAAGGCGCTACTCCTACAGCACCAGCTACTGTAACTCCTGCACTTACTAACATAAGTGACATGACTCCAACAGAGTTTCGTGAGGCTTCAGCAGCTAAGGGAGCTGAGCTTGATAGCGCCATTGCAGAGCAACAAAAGATTATTGATACCGGAATGCTTCCTAAGCTAGCTGCTGGTTCCGGTGCTTATGGTGCAGGTTATCAGTATGTTCCTCCTAAAGTAGTTGGTTCACGGGAAGCTACTATTAAAGAGTTAGACTTAGCCAAAGCTCGTTTAAAAGAACTTCAAGCGCAGAAGCAACAGTTAGAAAGCACCGCAGAACTTTACAGTCCTACTGGCAGTAGACAATGACCGAAGAAGAGCGCAGACAGGAGCTACTTCGTATGGGGTTAGACCCTGCGAAGTATCGTTTTGTTACTAATGAGGAAGAAGCTCTTGAGCGCACCACGATGGGTAGTGCTGCGCTTACTGGCGTTAAGCAGTCAGTTGGCCCTACCGCAGGTGGCGCTGCTGGTGCGTTACTCGGTGCAAAGGTAGGCGCTGTAGGTGGCCCTATCGGTGCGCTCGCTGGCAGTCTCATTGGTGGTATCGCAGGAGGTTTCGGTGGTGGCGCTGTTCAATCCGCTGTAGAAGAAGCTGCACTCGACGAGGCAGATCAAGCGGCTCTCATGCTAGAGCGTCAGGCAGCGGCTCAGAAATATCCGACAACAACATTCTTTTCACAGGTAGCTCCTTCGCTGCTACTTGCTAGACCATCACTAACACAGCTCAAAGCACTTCCCGGTGCTATAAAGAACGCTCCGCTACGTACACAGTCTGCGCTTGAGAAATATGCGCTTACAAACGCTGGCATCAGTAGCGGTCTTGAAGCTGGTGTAGAAGCTGGCACACAGG